GTGAGAAGCAGCAATCGCACTCGCCGCGATCTTGGCCGACGTGACGGCGCCCAGATCAATATGCAGTGATTGCACAGCCGACGCAGCCAGTTGCAGCTCATACCCAAGCCCGACCATCTTCTCGGTTAACTTGCTGGTTGGTAGAACACCGTTCTCGTCCATTCCGCTATTGATAACTTTGCTGTTGATCGGTTTGCCGGTCGCCTTCTCGTAAAGCTGCAAAATGTGTAGCATGTGTGCGACTTCTTTGAAGTTCCGCTCGATGGCCGCCTTCAGGTCGTCGCCTTCAAGGTGGCCGATATGCTGGTGCGGCAATTGTACGATGTCCTGAGTCATCATCCGACTACCCCCTGACCTTCGGCTTGCGCCTCGGCTTGTAAGGAATCAAAAGGCCCCTGACTTCACAAGGGCCGAGGGCACTGTGTATAAACTTCGGGGTCAAATACCGCCAGCGTGCCCCGGATGCAAACCGAAACTCGCGAACCATGTCATCGCTCGCTTTGAGCGTCAGCGCCCCAAAAACGCCGTAATCCAGGGACACCTGGAGCGTGACCGTGTTCACCGTCTCGGGCGAATCCTCAACAAAAGCCCGTTTCGCCTTCTTCTCACGCTCGGGCGAACCCTGGTCGAAGCTCTTACCCTCCCAGAAGGCGGCGATCAGGCTACCAAAGTCGTCCGTACCGGTGTCCTGCCGGTTGACGAATCCGGCGTTGGAATCCCCGGCGTAAAACAAATCCTGCGTGCCGTCGCTGAACGGCTGGAAACAGGAGGCGTTGATCCCCCGCCAGGGCCAGACCTTGCCGCCCGTCGCCCCTTCCGCAGGCAGGGCATAAATCAGCATTAAGTTATTATAAGTACTGGTGCCCTCGGGCAGCGCGAACCAGACCAGGCCATCCCACACGCCGACGGCGGCCTTGTGCAGTTGGGCCTTATTAACCGTGGCCCACAGTTTGGGAATGCGCTCCGCGGAAATATTTACGGCCCGCATGCCGTTGAAAACGCAAATGCCCTCGTCGGCCACGAAGTACAGATACGGTCCAAGCGCCGCCGCCGCGAACGGCCCGACGCAACCAAGGCGTGAATCAAGTTCCTCCAACCTAAAGTCATCCAAGCTCGTACCGCGCAGGGTGTGCAGGGACCGGCGCTTGAAGACCACCAGTTCGCCCAGGTGCTTGCGCAAGCAGGTGATCTCGTCGCCATCGCCCTTCTTTACGTCCCAGTAGTTCACGCCGGGCCACTGCTCCGGCTGAAAGCTCTCCGACCAACGCAGGGTGGACGGCTCCGTGACCGGCACCACGAACAGCTTCTCCTTGTGCAGCACCGGAAAGCGCCCGTTCACCGGAGCATTCAAAAGGTTGCTGACGGTGGTACCGTCCCATTTCCACGGCTGATCAACCCCATTGAAGCAGACCATGTAGTTCACGCACGTCTCGAACATAAAGGGCTGTGTAGTACTCTGGCCGGTCTTCAAGTCAACCCAGGTTGACGTGCCCGGGTTCCACCAGGCCACCACACCGTTGGCGGCCGCCACTAAGTGCCGGGTAGAGATCGGCGTGCCGTAGTAGTAAGCGTAAAGCCCCTGGATCGGGCCGCCCAAAGGCGTCGCCGGATTGAGCCGCGCTTGGCCAGGGCGCTTTTTCAAGGACCCGATGGTCCGGCTAATAAAGTTCTGACAGTTCTTGGCCGCGTTCTCGGGCAACAGGTTATCGTCTACCTTATCGATCAGTCCCTCGGAAAAGTCGCGGATTTGCCATTCCTGCCAGCGGGTGGTTGTTTGTTGTGGCATCTCGATCAACTCCAAGCCCTTGCTTTGATCCGGCGCGATGCCCGCGTCGTCGGTCTGGTCCGCGCCAGTTCCTCAATCGCCTTCTGGCGATAAGCGCGGTATTCACCCATTAGCCGGTGAGCGTCCGGGTTTTCCTCGTCGTCATTGGACTTGTACCGGCTAGCCACGTAGAGGCTGATCGGATAATGAAAGAGGGCATGCACCACCGGGGTGTCCGCCAGGGTTGCGATCGGTGCGGGAACCGCATAGTACCGCACCGTGTACGTGCCCGCATCCAGAAAACTGATATAGCCATCACGCAGGTCAAATCTCCCTGTGTATGCGGTGCCATATCGAGTGCCATAGTAAGGATCATCCTGGCCCGCCTGCTCAATCTCGAATATCTCCAGGATATCGGTGGGCAGGGCATACCAAGTGTTGGCTGTGGCCGTAATTGCGGGTGACGATGTTTTTACCACCCGGGCCTCCTTGCCGAGATCCATCACCAGGCACTCATTGATGAATTTTAGAGCCAAGGTGGTTAATATCGTCTCGCCCTCGGTATGCTGCTCAGCATGCAGACGGATTTCTTCTCCGGTCAAATCAAAAATCCCCTTTCGGGAGGCTTAGAGATTCAGGGCCTGAACCGTCACGGTATGTGTCCCGTCCGTCCTGGCCAATGTGATTTCCACATGATCCATGATCCCTTTGAAAAGGGCTGTGTAGCTCACGGCGACGTCGGCCGCTTTGATGTTGGTTCCCTCGCCGTGGTGAGCAACGAACGGGCCGTCTGCCGCAGGTCCCATCTTCAAGGAAACGTATCCGCCGATAGCCGCGCCGCTGATCACGTGATGCACCAGCAGGGCGTTGTACCCCTCGCACCGGTGTATTACCGCGCTGCCCGCTATAACAGCAGCATGGGTGGTTCGGGCCGATCCTTTACGCATTAGATTCCCTCCCATCCGAGCGGCCGGAATGCGGAATGCATCTCCCGCGCCGCCGCCTCGTTAAAGTTCTTCTGGTCCCGCTTCTTGCGCGCCCGCACGTTCGCGTTGTGGGCGTCAATCTCCGCGAAAACGCGTTTGCCGTGAACGCGCAAATCACCCTGGCGGATCACGGTTTCCACCCGGGCGTCCAGGACGTTATCCGGCACATCGGCCGCATAGGTGTGTCCCACGTGGTTCAGGGAGTGAACCTCGTACCGCTGCCGATTCACGTTAAAAACCACGAACATGGCCGGGTCATACTCCCGGAGCCGTCGGGGAATGTCATAGGTGCTGAAAAAGATAGGCCGCAGATGGTTTAGTCCCTGCAGCCTGTCCTGTACTTGATGTTCGAACGCCAGTTGTCCCACTGAACACAAACCCCCTAGATGCCGATCGCGATGACCCGCGTAGTGACTGCGGAGAGATCCACGGCGTTGGCCACCTCGGCCGCTACATTCCTTACCACGGCCGCTGTCCCTGTGCCAGAAACACCGACGGCCGTGTCGCTCGTTTTAATTAGTGTATTGTTGGCATCCGCGAGTCCCGCGGTTCCGGCCATAGCAACGCTGGTCGGCGTGAACGCCTTCAGCTTCCGATTGACGTGGTCGTACTCAAAGATGTACCCCGCCGCCGGCGCCGGAAGCACCAGGTCCAGCCGGGTCAGTCCCAACTGCTGCGGGGTTACCGCTACGCCGTTGGTGGCGTAAACTCCGGGAACAATGTCGCACACGTTCATATAAGCATTTCCTAATTTCCTGCGCTCGCGCAGGGTAACGGTTGCAGACAATGTAAGCACCTCCGAAAAAGAGTAGAGGCGGGGTTACCGCCTCTTGGGTTTATTGGTTTGGTTTGCCGTTTGGTTCTAACGCTTCGATTACTGTGGTATCAACGTCAGCTTTGATTTTCTGCTCACAGATTCGTTCCACCCAGTAACCCTTTGATCTCAACCAGGCATCGCGCCTTTTGTCGCGGGCTTTTACTTCCGGCTTATTGTGCCAATACCAACCGTCAGCCTCAATAATCAGGTTACAATCCGGAATATAAAAGTCTACGATGCACCTGCCGATGATTTTCTGAGATTCGTACTTGATGCCAAGGGCGTCCAAGACTTGAGCCACCGGAACATCCAAGGAAGTTGGCTTTTTGCTGGCAAGAGCCTCCAGAGCTTTTTTGCGGAACCTGGGGTCTTCCCAGAGCTTTTTTGTTCTTTCAGCCGCTTTCCGTCTTTGCTCAGGCTCATTGGCTCGTGCCTTGACTGCCGCAATGTTTCTCGCCCTGTACTCAGGATTGCTCCATCGCGTGCGAGCCTTTTCTGCAACAACATTCTTTGCTTCATCCGTATGTTGTCTGCCTTGAAATGGTTTAAGCCCAACCATTGCGGCGCTGATCTTGGCCCTGGTTTCCGGCGATATTTCACGCCCCTTGGCCTTCTCCGAAATTTTGCGCTTGGTTTCCTCGCTAAGCATGCAACCGTATCTCGGGTTGGCCTCGCCCGCACATTTGCCCTCTTTCGCCTTGGAAATGGCCTTGCGCATCTGGTCTCTCTGATCAGGATCAGACCACTGTGCCTTGGTGGATTCCGACAGTTTCTGGCGCGTCTCATCCGATAATGGCACCGAACGCGCCCTGTCCAGTGACTTGAGTGCCTGCGCAAGGAGCGCCTCTCGATTATCGGGATCAGACCATCTGGCCTTCATAAGCCGAGACAATTTCTCTTTGGTGGCCTCATCATGAGTGCGTCCAGCGCCGGCTTCGGTGATCTTCTCCCGATATTCCGGGTTTTCCCACCGCTTGCGGGACGACACAGACAGCTTTTGGCGGGTTTCGTCCGAAATGCCCTTTTCCAGCTTGGCTTTTATACCCTGCCGGCTGATCGCTTGCAGGTGTTCCGGATCGACTTCGTGCCGCTTCCGCGCCGCCTCGGCTATCGCCTTCCGCGCTTTCTCGCCGTGGGTGCGTCCGTGCATCGGGTTATTTTCGCCGGACACGTTGCGCTTCTTGGCCGCCTGCTTGTTGATCCCACGCATTTTCTCCTGAAAGGCGGGGTCGGCCCAACGCTGGCGAGCCTTCTCCGCTATCTTGCGCTTGGTCTCTTCGCTACGCGGCTTTGACATTGTACCGCCTCCCACTATTCATATATTATGATTATAGCAGGAGGCGGCTACGGTGTCAAGTTAAACTTAGTGCTCCGAAATTCCGCTGAGTTCCACTTGTCCACGGAGCCGGGAACAGCCTAAATCAGCATATTTACGAAGGCTTGCCTCGTAAACCGCTTTCCCCGGAACGCGCATCAGGATGTTCCCCGTCCGGTTGTCCAGCCAGTCCCAGTCCGCCATCTCGTACATCTTCCAGTCGTCGGTGGCCAGGGCATAGAGTTTCCCAGCCGGCGCAAACAGGTCGTCCACCAGCGGGAGTCCATTGAAGCTGAGAGCTTTGCCCCCGCCTTTGAGCTCAATCGTATTCACGATCTGTTTTTGAGCCGTGAGCAGGTTCTGGTACGCCCGCTTGACGCCCTGGGAGCAGATCAGGAAGTTGGTTTTGGCCCCGGTCTTCCGCTTTGCCGTGTCAATGGCCCGCTGAATGACGATCTCCGAGATTTCCCCGTTCACGGCGATGTTTGTCATCTTCAGGAACGGGTAGGTGGCGCGGTTGAGGCCGTAGATGCTGCCGCTCTGGGCCGCCACGGCCGCCATGCCGGTCAACTCCAGGCCCTTTGACCCGGCAATGTACAGGCCGTCACCGGCTGCCGTCGAGCCGATGGTGTCCACGGTGATGGTGTTGGCCACGTCGTCCACCGCCGTGACCTCCATCCCGGCTTGACGTAGCGTATTGACGTTGTAGCTGTCAATCAGCATACCCTCGGCGAACAGCCAGATCACGGCCGCCGAAAGAGTGATCACGCTGCCGGTCACGCCGCCGGCGGGGATGGTCGCCAGGAGTCCGGTAGTGTCGCCCCACGCCTGGCGGGACAGGTTGAACTTCGCGTCATTCTGCAGATCCTCCAGGGTGGTCTCCAGCATCGGCGCGAAAGCGGCCGCGCTGCCCCGGCTGGCCTCGATGGTCTTGTCCGAAATGTGCATCCGGGCAAAGACGTTTTTGGTATCCCATTCCGCCTGCTTGGTCTTGCGGGCGTTAGGGGTCGGCAGGTCGCCGTCGTCGGCCCGGTTACCGACACCGCCGGAGCGGCCGTAGCGCAGGGCCATGACGATCTTCAGGCCCCGGACCTCCTTGGAGCTGCGCTCCAGTGCGTTCAGGAAGTCTGACGTGGTTTCATTCAGTTGGTAGCGAAGCCCTTCCAGATACCAGAGTTTCAGGGCCTGCTCCACCTGTAGCATATTCAGGGTTGGCATGGTTATTTCCCTCCAATTTTACATATTCAGGGTTAATGGGCTCCTTCTTGCGCCAGAAATGCTCTGGTCGCTTCCGCCAGGGTCTTTGGCTTGTTTGGTGCAGTGCTGGGTGCGCCGCCGCTCGGCTGATTACCGATGAGCACAGGCGGCTTCTCCCCGGCCTGGATCCGCTGTTGATGCCGCAGGAGAATCTGTCTTTCGATCTCCGGATCGGAAAGCGCCTGCTTGCGCCAATCCTGCGCCGGTGCCGGGGTTTCCCGCGGTGCAAGTCCGGCCCGGGCCATATTGGCGATCACCTCCACAACATCCGGCAGGTTCGCCAGGTGAGGCCGTTCCTGCAGAATCTTCCCCATCGCCGGCTTGAGCTGCTCAAGGTCCGGAAGCGCCTCCAGCTCCTGTTGGTAGCGCGCCGCCGCCTGCTGTTGCGCCTGTTGGGCATGCGCCTGCTGTTCCTGATGAGCGCGGAACACCTGCTCGGCCTGACCGGCGACGAATTCCGCCAGCGCCTTGCCGGCCTCTTTCGGGTCCTCGTAGCGCACTTTCTCCAAAAAGCCCTCATAGTCGAACCCCGGTTCTTCCTGGGGCGGCTGTATCTGCGTCTGGGGCTGCTGCTGGTTCCCCACTAGTTGCTCGACCTGGCGGCCGAGGTGGGCCAACACCTGACTCTGCTGCGTATAGTGGCTCTCCAGGTTCCGGTATGCGTCCACCAACTCGTCGGCGGACTTGAACCGCCCCAAAAGCAGTGACGGCACGTTCCCCGATTCCTCGGGCGTGCCATCCGTTTCGGTGGCGGGTGCTCCCTGTGCTTCCGGCGTCTCTTGGGCCGGAGTTGCGGCGGGCGCTTCCGTCGCCAAAAGCTCCGACGACTGTCCCGGCCCCAACCAGTGCTCGTCCAGCAGCGGGTTGACTGTCGCCTTTTCCGGATCCGCTACGGTTTGCGGGGTGGTTGGTTCGATTTGCGTAACTTGACTCTCTGGGGTCTGGGTACCAACTTCCGGTGGCATAATCAGGCCCTCCTTTGAATTTTGGGGTTACCAAATATTAAGACCGCCAATCGGCGGTCCCTGCGGTATCACTTGCTCAGCGGTCGCTGCTTCCATCGGCGGAACCGGTTCCGCTTGCGGGTGTTCCGCGAGCGGCGGTACCGGGACTTCCTCTGCCGCTGCTGGCCCGGGTACAGTCGGCACCTGTTGCTGCGGCGGCAGCTGTTGCATCAGTGCCTCCATGTGCAGCCTAATGTGCGCCTCGAACGCCTGGGCCACCTCCGGACTCCGGGCGGCGGTCTCCTCGTAATCCACCGTGACCCGCGCCCGGTTATGCCGCGCCAGGTGCAGTATATGCTCATCGTATGGAGCCGGCTCCGTCAGCTGTCCCCGGATCAAAGTCGCGTTCTCCCGCTCGGCGCGGTCAATGTGCAACTGCTCGATGTCGTTATAGTTCTCCCAGTCGCCCAACTCCAGCATCTCGAAGATCCGGGCTCGGCCGTGCGGCGTGATCTGGCCGGACGCTGGGTCGCGGAACAATTCGGTGTTCAGCAGGTCGAAGATCATCTGGCGGCGCTGATGCAGCGAATCTAAGAGGTTCGCCACGCCCTCCACCACGACGTTCTCCGCCTTGATGTCGCTCCCGATCCAGTGGGTAACGGGCAGCAGGTGCTGCTTGCCTACCTGCCGCAAGAGACGCGGGGCCTGGACGTGCTGCTTGAACATCCGGAGCCAGATTTTGCCGGATTCGACCAGTGCCCGTTTCAGGTTCTCCGCCGTATGCGAAAGCCGGGTGTCGTCCTGCTCAATGGCGATACTCAAAGCAACGCCCGACTTCACGCCGGGCGGGGCCTTGGACTGCCGTGCAATCTCGGACACACCGGAGATAATCGTCAGTTCGTCCAGGAGCGTTCGCTCCTCGGACTCGAACGCCTGGGGCAGTTGGGGATTATCCATAAACTGGGGGGCGCCGAATCCCCGTCTGTACGGGATCACCGCGCCCGGGGCAGCCGCGTCCTGCTCAAGCACGTCCGGGTCCACGCTTCCCTCTTCGTAAACCACGGTACCGATCGCGCAGCGGTTCAGGTACTCCGCTTTGCGATTTCTGAGGGCATTGTACCGGCGCTGCAACGGGATCAGTCGCTGTACCACGCTCCGGCCCCAAAAGCAGCCCGGCCGCCGGATGCACTGTACGCGCTCCATCGGGATGCCGGGTTTGGCGTCATCGCCCACCTTGTACGGCAGCGGGCCGGCGTGCAGGAGCTTCTTCCCAGCCACGATTATCAGCCGCCCCTCCGAGTACTTCTTGGACGGCTTCTCCCAGTATTCTTTGACCAGGGTATGGTTTTCGAGCTTAACGACGGCGTAGCTGTGTGCGTCCGCGCCCGCGCCAAAACCGATCCCGCCGGTTCCGGCGGTCACGCGCTGAATCCGCGCCACTTGCATCTCCTCGGCGGCCACTTCCACGCCCCAGTTGTCCTTGATGGTGTCAATGTGGTACGCCTTGGCGTGAATGATGCTCCTGGTGGCCCGGATGCCGTCCTGCCAGGACGATTCGGGAAATATCTCCTGTGGTGGGCAGATCACTGTTTCCATGTCGCCCTCGTGGATCGGTTCTCCGTCAATTTCCATGCCCATCTCCCGAAAGGCGTTCGCGGCGTCGGCGGGGATCACGTTTTCGCCTTCCGCGCCCATGCCGTTTTCGCCTTCCGCGCCAAACGTCTCCAGATCCATCCGGTAACCGATGATGCGGCCGGCGTCGGGGTTCCAAACGTATTTAAAGACTACGGTGCCGGTGGATTCCAGCCAGGCCAAAGCCTCGGCAATCTGGTCCGGCATCCGCATATCCTCGTAAGCCATGTTCAAAATGGCCGTGCTCACCAGGGCCGCGCCCTGGTCGGCCTCGTCGCCCCCGGGAGAGGGAACACGCACTTTTAAAACCGGCCGCAGTCTTCCCAGGCGGGCCATTCTGGTCTCCACAATTGGCGCGATGTGGTTGAACACTTCGCGCTCCTGCCACCAGTAAAGCGGCGGCGTATCCATGATCTCGGCGGCCACGGGGTTGATCATGGCGTGTTGGCGCCCCTCGATAAAGGCGATATTCAGCCGCCACTGCAGCTCGAACGCTTGGCGCTCCCGGAAGCGGCGGTCGAATTCCTTGTCTACGTGGGTGATCAGGTCCTCTTCAAAGTCCACGCCCTCCGCGCCGAAGGGGTTCTTATCCGCCAACGGCGGGAGGCCGGTTCTAATTTCACCCCGGACTTCTTCCAGCATTGTTTACACCTCGGCTTCCCGGCGCAGTTGTTCGTGCACCCGGTCTATGGCCTTCTTGATAAAGTTCCGGCTTTGCGGCAGGGGCTCGGTGTTCGCCGCCGCCATGTAGTCGGTCAGATCCTTCGCCATCAGGCGCGTGTAAAGGTCTTTGCGTTCCAGGTCGTGCCGGTGCTCCCGCCAGGCCAGGAAGGCCAGCAGGGCCAGGATGACGGCCATTAGAGCGTAATCCATCGGCTACAACCCCCACTCTTCGGGCTTTTTCTTCGAGCAGAAGCGCTGGTGGCTGGACAAGAGTCCGGCGTTCTTAAACTGCTTACCGCAGCCCGGACAGGTCAGTAGCTTAGGCGTGACCGGCGGAGGTGCCGGCAGGGCATCGGTCGGCAGACCCTGAGGGGCACAAGCGAGCCCCTTTAGTTCATCCGGCAAGAGGTCGATCACCGGCAGGGCATCGATCGGCAGACCCTGAGGGGCACAAGCGAGCCCCTTTAGTTCATCCGGCAAGAGGTCGATCACCGACCGGGCGCAGTCTTCGCAAATCCGAAATCCAATGGAAAGCGGGCCGTCCGGCCGCCCGATAAAGTATTTGGCCCGGCGGTTACAGTTGAAAATGTCGCAGGGCGCCGATGAAAACGGGTTCGGGAACAGTTGGGGTCTCGACTTATGCGGGTTATCCTGGTAACTCGGGATCAAAGAAAACCACTCCTTCTCGGTTAGTACAGCGCCGCCCGGCGCAGATGCGGGTGGGTTTGCGCCCGGGCCAGTTTTTCCTTGTCTTGGCGGATCAGGCCCTTTTTCGACTCCGGGGCCTTCGCCCGGTCAGTGTGCCAGGCGCAGATCCCGTAACTTGAGCTGTCAAACCAGTGATCAATACTGCACTCCGCTACCTTCTCCCGGTCCCGGGGATCGATGACCAATGTCGGTAGGGTCTCGACCAGTTTGCGACAGGTGTTGAAGATTTTCAGCCGCGCCGTAGTTTTGCCGGTGTTCTTGTCCTCGGCCCATTTCAGGTATTCGTGGAAGACGGCCTTCCTCACCCGCCGGGAATTCGGCCCGTGGACCGGCTGGATGAAGCCCCAGGGAATACCGCCCTCCCGGTAGTAGTCAATAATCGATTTCCCATCCTCGGGGTGCTTGTTAAAGGCGTCCATGCCGGTGACCACAAAGTCGATCTGCTCCCGCACCGACCTCCCGCCCTCGTCCTGCTCCGGCCGGTTTATCTCCAAGCCCTGAATCGACCGGTCGAACACTTCGCGGCCCTGGTCGGAGTACGCGATACGCTCCGACTGGCCATCCCTGGTGTATTCCCGGTAGCAGTACACATTGCCGTCCTGATCGGCGGCGAACCAGTGCCAGGCGAAGGGGTCCGTGTATCCAGGGTCGTTGGCGATCCAACGCCGCCACCAGGACGGGATCGGGAATGGCTGCACCACGTGTATTTCCGTCCGGAACTCCGGGAACGCTTGGCCGGAGAAGGCGTCCCAGTCGCCGTAGCGAAGCATCCGGTGCTGCTCGGGCGGAAGGTTGCTCAAGAACTGTTTATACTGATCCGCGTTAAGATGCGGGTTATCGTCCAGCGTGGCCGGAACAAACCGCCGGGTCGTGCCCGATTCCGGGTCCACATACCGTGTATTCGGCGGAGCCACGGTCACGAAGCGGGCACGCACAAAGGCATGTCCGATATTCCCCGGGTTGGTGGCCCCCCGCGCAAAACAGAGCACCCCCGGCTTCGTGGTCCGTAGCCGAGACAGCATGTACGTGTACTGAAACTCCGTGAAGGCGGTTAACTCATCAAAGCATATGTCTTCAAACGCAGCACTCTGGTACCGATAAACGTCATTGTCTTTCTCCATGTAGCTGAACATCTGCACTGAGCCGTTCGGGAATACCCAACGGTGGTGCTGCTCTTGATACTTGGCCCCGAATCCGGGGTAAAGCTCTCTTGAGCGGGCGATCAAAGACATTTCCAGTTCCGGGAACGTCCGCCGCAAGATCAGGCCCTTGCTGCCCGGTATGGCCAATCGGCGAAGCGTGGCAAATAGTAACAGACCGTCGCTTTTTCCACCGCCAACGGCGCCGCCGAGGAGCACCTCGTCTTCGGTACACTGCAGAAACTCATCCTGCTTCGGCGTCGGTTCCCAGATGACTTTACGCTTTACCATGTCAGCTCCCCTCTCGGTAAATTGAAATTGTGCTTTTTCCACTGCTGACATGCACGATGATTTCCGGCAAAATGTTCCAGAAATTAGGATAATTTAAATTTTGCGCGGTCATGCTGAAAGAAGTGTCACAAGTGTCACTTTGAGCCCTGTATCCCTTGGTATCACTCGATGACACTTTGTGCGGCGGTACCGAAAAGGAAGTGTCACAGTGACACTTGTGACACTTCAAAAGCCGTTTTTCCTATAACCCTATTAGAGTAGTATTTTTTTTTATTAAGTCATATATAAGTGTCACAAGTGTCATCCGTAACGCGTGCGCTTTGTGCGAGTAAGGCTAGAGGCAATGACAGATGGTCAAAATGAAGTGTCACGAAGTGTCATCAAGTGTCACACGAAGTGTCACGGGAACCATCGCCACTTTTACAGGATTGGGAATTGCTGGAATCGGGTTTATTGGGAAATTTTCAGAGAGCGGGTCCCTCTAATAGCGCGACCACCCCCCGGCCGACGACGCATACCCCCCTGCCCAGCTCTGGGAACGCACGCTGCGCCCTGGTGCCCCTGTATGGCGGCGGCCTACCCTGTGGTACCGGGAGCGGCGCACCACCATCCCTGGGGCAGCTGAGTGACTGAGATGCACTTGTGTGCCCGGCCACCCAGGCGCAGCCGCGGCGTGGATTGAACCGAATGATACTCAATGGGTATTGTGTATCATCAAGAACCTAGTAATGGTGCGGGTTTCCGGGTTTTACTCCAGCTCTGCTGGTAATTCTGGGGACTCTGATGACTCAACGTCGACGATCTCGCCCTCGCCGCGGCCGGCGAGGGCACCAAAAACCGCGCTGGGCAGGGCCGATCTAACCTGGATGTGAACTGTAAGATCCGTTTTGACTGACAATTGATCTCGCTTGCCCCAGCGATCCGGGAATTTGCGCTCAAGGCGCCACGCGCTCGCGGTCCACTCCCGAGCCGCATGGCGCTTGATATTTTCAACGTCCTCCGCCTCCGCCCTTGCCATTGCTCTTTTTACGGCAACAGCAAAGCGCGAAAACCGATTATCCACCCCCTCCTGGTACTCTTTTATCCCTCTTCTGACCCAATCTCTAGCAAGCACTGGAGAAACGCCAGCAAGTTGCGCCGCCGTCTCCATGTAATTCCCGGACTCTAGGGCATCTACGATGATTTTATGCACATCTGGAGTGAGCCGGCTGGGCCTATGTGCCGGCCTCCCGCTGGGCCGCTTTGTGTCTCCGTTTGGGTACCGTTCGACGGGTCTCCCGTGCTCATCTACCAGTCGGTGATTCACCGGCATCCCTGGCACGGGCTCTGCCACATTCTTACTCACCGCCATTCCCCCACCCCCAAAATTTATTTTTCCGGCGAACGGTCGAAAATCACCGGTGAACAGTCGTTTTAGCCAGCGAACGCCCTTGACGGGCTGCCTGGCGGCGTGAGGCAATAGGTCAAGCACGACCAACCACGACCAACCAAGGCCCGCCGGGAGCCGATCCCGGCAGAAAGGAGCGATACCGATGAAAAGAACCTATGTAAAGAGCTACCGCGAGGAAACCACCGAGATCGCCGCCGAGCGAGCGGCACAGATCAGCGAGAAGTTTATCGCCGAAGTTGAGCGCCTGCTGAAGTCCGGAGCCGTTAATCTCGAATTCCACAACCGGAGCATGTTGTATGGCGTAGCCCTGGAGAATCTGGCAGATGCCTTCCTGCGCGGCGAGCGCAAGACCAAGGAATACCGGAATCTGAAACGCTTCTAACCACCAGGCCCGCCCGGAGCCGCAATCCGGGCAGAAAGGGGAAAAATGCAAGTAACCCTCAATACCCGGGTCCCGATCGAGATTGCCAAAGCTTTGGATAACTACGCCCAAGCAAGCGGCAAAAGCAAGGCGGCGATCGTAGCCGCAGCCCTGCAAAAGTATTTGGCCCGGCACAAACTGCCGGAGAAGGAGGCTCCCAAAATGTTTAAGGCTATCATTGCTGATGGTGCCGCCCGCAAGGAAGGACGCGACCCCAACCACGATGGGGAATATCTCACCCTTTACTGGAATCCCGCGAAGCAGGAATTTAATCGCCCGCAGTGGATACTACAACATAATGCGGGAGTTTGTGCCACCTGCTACCAGGATTACGAGGAAACCTGCGCTGAAAACAACTTTGGCCTCACAGAGTACACCGAGGCAGAAATGGATGCAGCTATTGCCGAAGCGAAACAGATTCAGTATGAGATTTATGAGATCATTCGCGGCAGCGGCAGCGGCGACCCGATCGACCCCGAGCGGATGGGCAACGAAGCGCAGGACTTGGCTGTTCAGTGGGGTTGGTTTTCTCCGCTCCAAGAGATCTAGCCGCTCCTGGTCACGGCCCGCCGGGCGGCCTAAAGCCCGGCAGAAGGAGGGGAAGAAAAATGCCGAGCATCGCCGGAAGCTGGTTCTACGTTGTGAAAGGCTGTACGTTGTATGTCTACAATCGCGGACAGCTCGTACAGCAAATCAAATACGGTAGCGCGGAGGCTGCCGAGGACGCAGCTACCCGCTACGCCAGCCCCTAAAAGGCCCGCCGGGAGCCTGATCCCGGCAGAAAGGGGAGGATAAAATGACAATCAGTTATTTTCTCAGCGATGGCCACCCGACCTGGATCGGGGCCAACACGGTTAAGCTTAACGCCAAGACCGAAGAAGGTGCACGAAGAGAGGCCAAAAAAAAGGAACACCTCTTCGACAAACCGCCGACGTTGTTTTTCCATGCGGGCGACCGCTGGAGCGAAATCAAGTGAGACCGAAGAAATACCTCGAATACTATTCCCGGATCTACCCCTCCGCTTGGAAGCAGGTCGACAGGTTCCGGGCCGCGAGGGGCAGAGGTCTGCCCTTCTGGCCGGAATGGTGCTTTATGCCCCTAGCCGGCGCGTATGCGATTGTTTCCAGCGAGGCCGAGTCTCAAGGAATTGACCTCACTAACCCAGACGGGAGACCACTGGTAAACGACGTGGGCATCATCGGCGCACTGGCTGCCTGGCGCGTTACCCAGGGAGTGTATCGGTTTGATCCGGACGTGTACCGGGCGGTGATCGATACACCCATCAGCGGGGATCTGCCGCACACCGTTCTTTTCAATCTGCCTGAGTGGTGCGTCTACATCGAGACACCGGAGTTAAAAGTGCATGGTATTCCAGTGGCAGGTTTTTTCGCCCATCTGGAATATGATGCCGGGAACACCCGTAAAGAATTAAGATTAGTGCTTGATGGCAACGAAGCATACCTAAGCCTGCTATCTGTTCCGATGCACCTTGGGCCGTGGGCGCTCAGGGAATCTCTGGACAGAATGATCGAGGAAGCCAGGCGACAGGTTAAAACATCAGAGATTGAATTCCCGCCCGGATTAGCAGAGCATATGGAATCTGGATACGCTCCACTGGTCTCGCTACTCCTCTACATCTGTGCCGTTAACGGGGAAATAGGGAGCGGCGATAAGGGTCCGGTTAAACCCCGGCCCACAAAGACCAAGCAGGGATACCGCATGTTTCCCGCTCAAAAGGTATCCGTCTGGGACGTCGGGGTACGGATGGGAGCCGCCTTACGTGCAGCCACAAGGGCCAGTAGCCAGAGCAAACCAACCGAACAATATCGTTCCGGCCCCCGGCCACACGTGCGGCGCGCTCACTGGCATGGGTACTGGACTGGTCCGCGCGACGAAGAGCGTAAGTTTGTTCTTAAGTGGCTGTCACCCATATTGGTAGGCTCTGCCGAAGATCTGCCGGTAACGATCAGGCCGGTAGATTAGCCCCACTAATGCAGCATAATTTCCAGAAGTGCAAAACCCGTTAACCAAGGTCATGCCCGGAGCCGATCCGGGCAGAAAGAATGATTTAGATGTTAACCGTCCGAGATATCGCTACTACCCTCGGGGTCACCGAGCCGACCGTCTGCAAGTGGATCAAATCCGGAGAACTCCAAGCTATCGAGCTGGGCGGCCGGACCGGCTATCGGATCGCCGAGTCCGACCTGGAAGTGTTTATACAAGGGAGGAGGCGAAAAGCCGGTGAATCTCGTTCAGCCGATCCGAGACCGGGCCAAGATTGAGCAAGTAAAAGCGGTGCTCCTGAAGCAGTCCCCGCGGGATCATCTGCTCTTTGTGCTCGGGATCAATACCGGCCTGCGGATCAGCGATATATTGAAACTCCGGGTCGGGGACGTGCAGAACTCCCATATCGTCATCAAGGAGCAGAAGACCGGCAAGGTTAACCGTTTCCTGGTCAACCAGAAGCTCCGGAAAGCTTTGGACGAGCACACCCGGGACCTGGCCGACGAGGAATACCTGTTTCCGTCTCGCAAGGGTGGCCGGCCGATTCTGCGCGGCCAGGCGTACCGGATACTGAACACTGCGGCCGAAGCGGTGGGGCTGACGGAGATCGGAACCCACACACTCCGAAAGACCTTTGGGTATCACCACTACCGGCGGTTCAAGGACGTGGCGCTGTTGCAGGAGATACTCAATCACAGTTCCCCGAGCGTGACGCTCAGGTACATCGGCATCAACCAGGATCTCCTGGACCAGAGCATTAAGGACTTCAGCGTCGGCCTGTAGAGCCGTCTTTACGGTCAGCCCCTTGGCGGTCCGGGCCTTTCGACCCGGTGCCGCGATAACGCTAAATACCGCAGCCTTGCGGAGTGCGGCTTGTCGGCGGGGCTGACTTAATATTAAGAGACCGCCCCCAGGCGGACGTCTGTCTGGGAGCGGCCAAGATATTAAAGGGAGATTGGTCGGCAGTGGGAAGTCTCACCCGGTAGGAGTCCTGCTGCTCCGCACTCCCAGTATTGGACGGCTCTTGATGCTACCAGTATAAACCGGATTCCCCGCATTAATAACTATAGTGTTAATTAGCCCAGTAAACCCCTTTTCGCCGCCACCCTACCTGCCAGATCAACGATCTTGCCCCACCAGTTGGTGAATGCCTGCGGACTATCCACCCACACATCCTCGATTTTTTTGCCCGTGCGCTTGGACATTTCCTCAGCGTACCGATGCTGCACAAACGGTATCCACGCCGGACGCCCCCTGTACTTACCCTTGCGAATTAGCCCCTGCTTATGTACTACCTCTCGCCGTAAACGCAAGATCACCTGTGCTTTCCACGGCAATGCACGCTCCACGTCCTCGACCACTCGAAGCCACAACCACTGGTCCTCATCCAGATCCTCAGCGGGCACGATTTCCCCGGTCACTAGTTGGATGGCGATTCGCGCCGTCGGGTCGCTCTTCCGGTTAGTTTTTACCGGCAGTCTGTCCTCCGGCGCGACCGTCCCAGGATAGGCAAACGCATCCTTCAGCATCTCGTAAGCCGCCTTGCGCTTTGGGTAATGCAGGAGCCAATCGGCCACCACCTTGTTTTCGTCCTTGGCCTCTCGAACCAGGTTAGTCACCGCCCTACCCCCCACTCCGACAACATCTTCCGGATCGCAATGCTTCGGCCAACCAGCCAGCTTTCCCTTATGGACGCATCCATCTCGCCATACATCTTGGTGGTTTTGAGCCATTCGGTGATCAATTCGTTGCTGATCTTGCCGTGAGTCCTCACTGCGTGAGCGTAGTAGCCCCAGGCTAGCCAAGGTGTGCTTCCAGTCATCCAGCCTGCCTCCTCCCCACTCGTTCGTAAATCGTGATTTTGCCGCACTTGGTACACAAGAGGACTCTTAACTTCCAGAATTTATTGCGGATTGTGCCTCGGACTTGACTGTGCTGGCACATCAGGCACCCCTCCCTTTTTTAGCCCCATTCCCAACAAACCATTCTGCGTTTTCCAGATGTTAAAAGTCCGGGGACTCACCCCGCAAGCCTTTGCTATCGCCGAATCAAACCAGTGATCGCGTTTAAGCTCTAGGTATAACTCCGGGCTCAACACTTCCCGCCAATTCTGGCCTTCTTCGATGCTGAATCTTGTAGTCGGTTTGGGAAACGCCTGCCGTCTACTGGGCATCCTCTGGACTCTCACGCCGCAGGGTACCTTGCGCTTCTGCACGGGCGGATACTTTTGCCGTTCTTCGGCGGTCATCGGCCTGGTGGAGACTTCGCCCGGCGGCGAGTATGCGCCATCACCGCAAAGATCCATCGGGAAGATGAGCTTGCCCCGGTTACGAATCATGTTTGGATTCCCCTCTCACGCGCACATTTGCCTTGTAATGCCGGTCTAACTTCCGGGATAATAGTCTGCATTACTACTATGCTTTTCGCTACTCCTGCGCCATTCTCGCTTCGCACAGGGGGTATTACATCATCCACACTCCGGGCTACTGGTGCAGCTATTACGCTTTAATTCGTTCAGCTCATCCTGTAGGAGTTTTAAATCCTTAGCCCGGATCACCACCAAGGCGGGCTTGCGGTCAGACCGGATCGCCAAGAAGTCGTTGTTGCCTAGCCAATCATACAGTTGCTTAAACCCACTCGCCCGCCGCTTGCACTCACCCCGGCCAAGATAGGGGACGTCTACGGCGTCCGGTTTCTGCTCCTGGCCTGGTTGCCAATACGTACGTTCGCCGCCCAGGAGTTTGCAGATTTCCCGTTCGAAGTCGTCCCCCTTCCGCTTCGGGCCGCGTCCGCCGGTCACTTGGCCGCACCTCCCAAAACATCCCGCGCTTCCACGACAGCATCCCTCGGCACCTGTATCTCCACGTACTTACGTTGAACGTCAACAAATGTGATCGGCGAGTAGGCCAGCTCGCTCAGCAACTCCCGCAGTTCGAAATAGCGCAACAGCTTAGTCCAATACTCCGCCTGCTTGAGATACGGCTCTTTGCCTGCCTCATCCAGCGTGCCCCAGACGTAGGTATCGTTGTGATCCACATAACACTGGCAGGCTAGCCGTTCGATAATCTCCCGCTTTTCCTGGTCAGTCACTCTCTCCGCCCCCCAATCAACTTCTTTGCTTCCACGACAGTCGCCCTCAGCACCTGCAGCTCCAAGAACTTCGGACTGGCAAATGCGATCGGCGAATTGGCCAGCTCGCTCAGCAACTCCTGCAGCTCAAAATGGCGGATGATGTGGAGCGCCATATGCGCCCACTTGCGATCAGACTCTTTTTCCCGTTCGCTCAACTCCTCGTAAGGTGTGTTTATCTGCCGTCGCCACCGGGCGATGTTTTCCGGTGTCAGGTTATCAAGCATATACGAGGTCCAGTGTATCCACTGATCGTGTTCCAAGGTCGCCAGTTGTTCCACAATCTCCCGCTTCTCCTGGTCAGTCATCTTCCACCCCTCCACTCCTGGATAAATGCCGTTATATCCGGCCGCTTTCCCTGCCGTATTACCTCGCACCCGTACTCTCTCAGCGCTGATAAGAATCTCCGTGCTTCCAGCTCTCGGGTGCCAAGGCAAGTCGATTGTGCGTGGTCGCGGCTTCTCCGCTCTGCCGTGGTGCTGGTTGTAGCACTTCCGGCAGCAGTATTTCAATGTGACACGTGACACTTGGTGACACGAATTCCCGTATAACCCTACATGAGAGAAAATCCTAAGAGTTATACCGGAAATGACACTTCGAAGTGTCATTTTTCACACCTCATCATTCCTTGCAGCGGCAGCCCGATTATCCCGACCATGATCGATCAATCCGATCCCCTGCCAGTAACGCGCCTGCCCGGTCCGGTCCTGCTCAAATCCCCGCCGCACAAGCTCCTGGGTGAACCGCTTGCGTCCCACCGGGTACTTCTCTCCGCCCTCTCTGGCCCAGTTCAGATACGCCTTCCAGATGTCCGCATTATGCGCCCGGGCCAGGGGGTTGATCAGGCAGCAATCAGTCAAAAAATCAGTTAACGGGTCCGCTTGCTCGCGGTACTCCTCGGTGGCCGTTCGGACTTCGTCCGGTATACCCAAGCCTCCCCGTTGCCATAGCAAACAACCCTGCACCGCCCAGTTCAAAATCCCAGGCAACTCAACCAGCAACTTTTCGGGAAGTTTTTTGTCCTGTCGGGGATCTCCATCGAGGAATTGCACACTAAAGGGGATGAGCTTCAGCCGGTTCCAGATTGCAACATCTGTCCCGCGGACCTGTGGCTTGTGGTTTGTAGCCAACCACAATTTGTGCGTCGGCCAGAATTCCCAGAAGTCTTCCCGCATTCGACGGGCTTTGATTTTGTCGCCACCGGTTAATTGCTTGACCAGCCCCTCGGCCAATCGCCGCCCCTGTTCGCTTTCGATCGAAACCACCAAGCGCCTCCCAAACAGGTCAGCTAGTTCAGTGGGATGGCGGTCATTTTTTTTCGTGATGAGCAGATCCGGAGGTGCTTGGATTGCATAATCCCCCAACGCCACCAGGAGGGTATTGAGAAATGTGCTCTTGCCATTGCGGCCCGCACCGTGGAGGACGAACAACACATGTTCCGAAGTGTCCCCGGCCAAACTCATGCCCGCTGCTCGTTGAAGAAAGTCCACCAAATTCTGGTTGCCATCCATCATCTCATCCAAGAAAGTCATCCATCGCGGGCATTCGGCTGCTGCGTCGTATACGACCGGGGCCAACTTGGTGATCAGATCCTCGCGCTGATGGGGCCGCAGCTCCCCAGTTTTGAGATTGATAGTGCCGTTCAGCATGTTTAAAAGCCATGGGTCCTGGTCAAAAATTGCTGGGGTCACAGCAACTTTTAATTCACTCGCCGCCAGGTTGACCATCGCTTTGAGGCCACGTTCAGACTCACTCCGGATAGCGTGAGCAGCAATCTTCTTGCGCTCGTCGGGGTCAATTACCGCTGAAGCCTCAGTGTAGATTGAAGACACAGTCTCCTTTGCCCGCCGCATTACGGCCCCCGTGTTGTCCCGAGCCCACCGGATGCTGTCCCACGCCAACCACTTGCCCCACGTGTGGCAGTAACGAAGGTCTTCGCCGTGACGGAACACGAGCCGCAGCGCATTACCCAAGTCCGTCCGGTTAATCTCAAACTCGTTCTTTTCATCCCTAATCGGCGACTCCACTTTTTGACCTGTTGGCACCCATGGATCCGCCAGGGCCGTCAGCTCGAACAATTGGTCCTTGGTTCCGCCGGCAGCAATCCAATCCGAAACATCTCCCTTGTCGGGCAGGTTCTCCAGGTTCACAATCCGCACCCGGCAACCCCTGTCGTGTAGTGCTTGGGCCACCTGCTCCGCGTGCTGGCGGCCCGGTTCGTCATTGTCTGGAAGGATGGCTACCTCGGTACTGTCCGGAAAATGCTTCGAGAGCTGCGGTTTCCACTTTCCCGCGCCGCTGTGGTTGCAGGTCGCCGCAATCCCAATGGCGGCGAGGTTAAGGACATCCTTTTCGCCCTCCACAATAAAAACAGGGTCTCCCTGCTTGATTGCCGTCAGGAGTTCGGGCAACCGGAACGGCAAGGGCTCAACTCCCTTCATGTTCCAAACCTTGCCCCCGGCCTCGTTGAGCTGACACTGGACGAAGCTTTTGGGATGGTAGCGGACGGCCTGATACCTGACCCGGCCATCGGCGTCGCGATAGTCATAGGTTGCGACGATAACCCTTTTCGCCTTGTGCGCGTTGATATCCGGCTTGAGGCCCAGGGCGTCCATAATGTCTTCATATTTGCAGCGGGCGAAACAATAGAGAAGCACTTTACCGCCCTCATCCTTGACACTGAGAGACCGGCGGCCTTGTGTCGCCCCGTCATTGTGACACGGACAAAAGCCCATCCACTTTCCTTCGCCTGCGGGAATTGGATCTCGCACCAGAGATAGAATATCGTGAACTGAATAGCTCAACTCCGCCCCCTCCGTTTCAGCCCGCTACCGGTATTCGGCATCCCCAGCCGACGGTAAACCTTTCGGCGTGCCCAGTGTTGCGCCCTGAGCGGTGGTATCAGCTCATCCACGAAGTCGAACACCGCCGCGTCGAGCTTGCTTGTGCCCCCCAGGGTATCTGTGAATGGCCGCTGAATCCGGCCTACCTGTTGCTCTGTTACCGCCTCATTCCGGCCACCGCCAACCAAGAACAACCGATCCAGACGCGGAATGTCGAGACCTTCCTTAGCGATTTCGACGGCGAACAGGACGTCACACTTGCCTGCTTGCGTCAACTCAATGATCTTCTCGCGCACTTTTTTGGCCAGCCCCCCGTGGATCACCGACGATCTGAGCCGGGGCTTGATGCCGCGATCCAGTTCCGCCTTGTTGAGCAAATGAGCCAACTGCAGACAATGCTCCACCCGCTTCGAGAGAACCAGCGCATAGTGTCCCGGACACTCACGGAGTAAAGTTTCCACAATCAATAAATTGCGCTCATCGTGCGTGAGCAACTCGTCCAACAAGGTGCTCCAATCTACGATCGGGGCCTTCGGCGCGACCTTGCCCTGTAGGCGCAGCTCCGCCGCTCGCTTCTGATACTCCTTCATCCGCTCCGCGTGCCTCTTCCAAACCGCAGACTCGACACCGGTGTTGATTACCGTTAGCGTCGGCACCATCAACCGATCACTCACCGCCACCCTGGATACCGTGTGAAACGTCGGCCCGATCACCCGCTCCGTGATCACTTGTAGGCCATCGGCACGCTCCGGGGTCGCCGTCACGCCGAAGCGATAGCGGGCCGATAGTTGATTCATCACGTGAACCCAGGTTGGCGAACTGCCGTGATGACAGTTATGGACGACAAATCCGTTTGCCGTGTAGGTGTGGTGGTGCCCAACCTCGAAATTGTAGACATGACCGTCTGGACACAATCCGCCAAACATTCCATCACTTCCCGGTTTGAGAACCTCAACACGGTCCACCCTAACGAGGCGAGGAACGTATCCTTCTTCCGATCCAAGCCTTTGCGGCTGTAATGGGAACGGCCGTCCACTTCGATGGCAATCTTTAGTTTGCGGTTCGCGATATCCACTTTGTAACAAGTCGGATATCCGCTGTCCCTGGGCATCTTGGTCCGGATCGCTATTTCCATCGGCCAATCCAGAGTCTGAGCTAGTAGCTGCTGCGGTTTCGTTGGGCCTTTGCCATTGCCGCCTCGAAGCACCGGTTTCCAGTTGCCCCTTTCCCGTTTTATGGCCGCAACTCGCGCTTTGATTGCCGGATCGCTCATTGGGTTGTTCTTTTTCATCCGAGCCGAAGCATATTTCCGGTTCGTCTTGGCCATCGCTTGAGAACTGATACGGCTTTTCCGCGTGTCCCTGCACACATCCGAGCAACATGTTACTCCCCGGCTCTGATAGTGCTCGTACTTGGAAGCTTCCTTCTTGGTCAGTCTGGTCAGCGTGACCGGATTCCCACATTCGCTGCAAGTTGTCTCGATCTTCGAACGCGCTCGCATCTGGGCTGCTCGGCAAATGCGACACAGCGATTTTGGATTGTTGGTGCTCCTGATTTTTCCGCAAATCGGACACGGAAGCTTGATCGACATAAAGCAATTCACGTCCTTCAGGTAATAAGATTGCGGGCACCCAGCCAAATCGAGTAAGGAATGGATGTGTAGGGGTACACACGATCGTCTTCCCGCCAACAGATAATTTAATGAGCCTCGATGGTGCAGGACGTTTAAACAAGCGAACGACTTTACTGGGTACTGGTTGACGGTTGTTCTCATCCCAGGCCGTGACTGTGTCGCCAACTTTAACAGTCTCAATAGGCCTGCCGTCGATTAGCGTTCCGGCCGGGAAGCACTCATCGAGCACCACAGTCCCGAACTGCCGCCCCAGCTCCGCCAAGTCCATTCTGGTCAACGTCTGAATAATTCCGATCGTCAGCCGATCGCCGATCTTCCGCACCCCGTCACCGATCAGCCCGACCTCCGGCCGCTCCAGGCCCAGCACCCTACACGCCCGCTCCGCGGCTTGGTTGGCCAGATCTTTGGTGTGGGTCAACCACAACGCCGGCTGCTGTAAACGAGCAATGATCTCCAGGCCGACTTCGGTCTTGCCGCTACCGGCCGGTGCCTGCAGCACTCCACCCGTGGCCTTGATCGCCGCCTCGACCGCCGGAACCTGGTAGTCACGCAGTACGACCTTAGAGCCGAAGCCCACCGGATTCAAGGTCACCCGCTCATCCACCGCGTCCCAGCTGATCCGGAACGATCTCAACAAGGCCGCCAGTGCCTTACCGTAGCCACGCGGCACGGCCAGCGTCCCGGTCAGCGCATCGTACTCCCACAGCACGATATGCTCCGGGATGTTGCCCGCATAGCGACCGTAGTTCACAGCCTCCGCGTACTCCGGGTTGTCGACCAGCATGTCGTCACGGATTGCCTGGACGAACTGCGGCTCGGTCTGCCGGATGTCCGGCGTTAGCCTGAAGTGGATTTTGGAGTCGATCGTTAAACTCAGCCGTAGTGAGGCCACCTACTCACCACCTTTCGCAGGGAAGGGGTCTACTCTTTAATGGCCTCCATCCCCAGCACCTGCCTGATCGCACGTTTCGCCTCAGTCCGCATATCTGCACACTTCCGCCAACGCTCACCGGCCGGCACATCCGCCATGCCGTCCGTTAGGGCGCGGTGGGCAAGCTCAAGCGCCGCCCGTGCCTCTGCAGTCAGGTATGTCTCCAAACCCTTCTCCTCATTGGTGTATGCTTTTTCGTTATAGATGACTGTGTCGCTAGGATATGACATCGGATAGTAGTACCGACACCCTTCCGCGTCCAGCGCCGGACCGGGACAAGACATCCGGTTGAAATGGCAGGACTTGCACTGCTCCCTTTCCACCACGTATGGCGTACAGTTTTCCACGCTCACTCTCACCTCGCAAAAGTATGGTTGCCCACTTGGGCGGTTATTTCCCGGCTCCGAATCCACCCATAGCGCGAACCGGTTGAACTCGACCGTATCCGGCCACCTGGGGTCGCCTACGCGGTTTAAAACGACAGCGCCCACCGCCACTTTACCTTCGTGAGATTCGCCTTTTGCTTCGGCGGCAATTAGTTGGGCATAGTCAGCGTGAGCCACTCTTATTACCCCCTCGTTGCCAATGTTCACAAGTGCGCCAGCAGGCTATATTATTGCCATACCCAACCGGGCACTCATTGCTGTGGCACTGACCAACGGCATAAACCCACTTCTCGCTCCCGTCCGGCATCATAAGCCCGCTGTCCTCGGTTCCGGTGCGCTCCCAATGGCGGCAGGTGCCGCAGTTTTTCTTCATCACCTTCCCCCCGCCCACTGTGTACTCGGCGCGGCGACCGCCGCAGTTGGGTGCTTTACAAATATCCATTCCCTTTCACCTCGCAAAAGTATGGTTTTCGATCACCGTCACGACTTCCCGCCCCCGAATCCACCCACACCGACTCACTTCAGCGTTATAGAAATACACCGAATCCCCCACGGGATTAACCCCACTTAGTGCCTCTCTCGCCGCCCTCTCCGCCTCTGGTGTCGCTTCTGTTGGTGTGGCAAACTGTCCAGGCTGTAGCACTACCCCCTCGACCGTATCCGGCCACCTGGGGTCATTGACCCGGTTGAGCACTACAGCTCCGACAGCCACTTTGCCTTGATAAGGTTCACCGCGAGCCTCGGCGTGAATGAGCGCCGCCAGCAGTTCCTGGTCGAGGTCCGCAGGCTCATCCTCAACCACCACAGCCACACTTTCGGCAGTCGGCATTCTGTCCAGCTCATGGTCAATCGCCGGTCCCAATAGATCTGTTGCGGCCAGCCATAGCATCAGCAGCACCCCGGCCACCATCAGCAGGTTGACTAGCGCCTTCTGCCACCGCCAGTGGCGCGACCGCCCAGCCCGTCGTCTGGCCACTTCCTCCATCACCTGATCCTGAGTGAGCAGAGGCATCCCATTCCGGATTGCTCGCTGCCGAATGGTACGCAGTCTGCGACCCAGCGGCGTACGCGGCTCATTCTGCATCGCGGCGCGAATCTCGTCAGCGCCCAGGCGGGCTTTTAGTTTGGGGTAGGGCATCTCGGGCACCCCTTCCTTCCAAGCGTCGCATTATTGCGCCTATATCCTGTCGCGTCTCCTGAATCTCCCCTTGGATCTTAGTAAGCATCCGTAATCCATTGTTCTGAGTCATTTGACGCATCACAACGCCCTCCAGCAGATCAATATAATGCTCATCATCCGGGCGCTCCTGAAGTCGACTACAACCCCGAACATATCTATGATCCAGGAGGTAAAATGGGTCACCGCGCCAGCCTGTTCGCTCCTCGTACCAGAACTCGACCAGCCCTATCCCCGCAGGCAATTCATCCGGTTGAATCGCGTTCTTGGGCGCAACAAAAGCGAAATGTGTACAATAAGGCAGATATGATTGCCACTTGTGGTCAGAAATAAAATCGGCCCGCCCGGACTTAATTTCTAGAATGCGAATTTCCCGCTTTAGGCGGTTTATGCCCAGCACGTCGAACCGTATTAAATCCTGGTATGGACCGATTTCCTTAGCCTTGAATCCGTATCCATCCAGTAGGTGCTCAAGGCAGTATTTTCGCATTTCGTCAACGTCGTCAACCGATACGGTCTTCATCGTTCTCTCCTCCCGCCACAATTAAACCAACAACAGCTCCCGCGCCTTGCCCAGGCGATTCAGAGCCTCGACGCGCACCGGCTCCGGTAGCGCCTCGCTGTCAGCGACATGGTTGATGATCTCCCTCGTATCCAATAGCCGCGTCTCGCGGTCCTCGGCCAACAGCGCCAGGAACGCCGCCGTCCGCTCTTCGCGCTCCGCTGCCTGAATCAGGTGGTCCCGTGACAGGACCTCGTGACCAGGCCGGGCCGACTTCAGCGGTACAAGCTCGGCGAAGATCCCGTCCTCGGTGAACGTGAACACGGCCACCTGGATCCGCCGGTGCATTTCTTCGACCTTAGCGGATACCCGACCCAACGCTCCAGGGTTGCAGAACCAGACACCGTCCGCCCGCTTGATTAGCCCGTAGCCCAGATGCTCGTGACCGCTCAGGATCACGTCAGCATTGGTCTTACAGTCTTTAACGATCGTGTGTGCCACCTCGTAGGGCAGCGGCCGCTCGACGAGCATCCCGTGGACGACGTGGACGTGGTAAATTTTTGAGGTTAAACCGTCTTCGATCCGCTCAACCAGATAGTCGCGGCCAGTCCGGTCCATGTCGTGATGGAACCCCTGGCCGGTAAGATACACCGAAAAATTAAACAGCCACTCATCGGCAACCAGCACCGGATCCCTGGTTAACAGTTCCACCAGCCCCACGCGGGCCAGGAAGCCCAGCACCGTCCGGGGCAGCGTATCTAAGTTGTACCCGTAGATCTCGTGGTTGCCCGGGCAGACATAGAAGGGACATGGAGCCTGAGCGAGCAGTACGGCCAAATCACCCGACACCGAGTAGGCAGCATCCGGACTGTCGAGCAGGTCCCCACCGCAGACGATGATCACGCCATGCGTATCGGCAAGCTCGGCGGCCAGGTCGAAGACCTCGCGCAGCTTCGTATCGATTGCCTCTTGATAGTTGTCCGTCCGCGCCCTCGGAGAGGTTCCGCGCCAGTGTGGATCGGTCAGGTAGATGATCTTGAAGGCTTTCACTGCTCGCTCACCTCGCTTCGACTCTTGCGCATTTACACAGGCCAGCAGGATTAGTCAAGGCGACTCACCACACTTGCTCCATTGGATTGAGATACTTGGTACCTAACGTGAGCTATTTCGGACAGGGTCTTCTGATGAGTAATGAGGATAACCTGGCGCCCGGTTTTTCCCGCGTATTGACGGAGAAAATAGGCCATATTTGATACAAATTCTGACGATACGTGTTTGCCGGGCTCATCGAATAACACCGGCCCCTCAACGCGCGGCCGGATCAGTTCCAGCATCGCCAGACGCAGCGCCAGCGAAACGACGTCCGTGATTCCCCCACCGCGCGCGTCCTCCGGGTTGGCTGAGACCTCGGCGTCCCCGTACTGCGAAATCACTCGCCACTCCGCCGTCGGCTGCCCGCCCCGATCGCCGATCACGATTCTAAAAGAAAAACCTTCCCCGAACACGGCCACCAGGGCTGCCGTGACCACCGCCTCAATATGTGACGTGATCTGCTGCCGCGCGTATTCGGCTGCTTTACTGAGCAGGATCTGGACCTGCTCCCAAACTTCAATATCAGACCGGGCCTCGGTCAACGCCATCTGCTTAGCGGCCAGTTGCCGGCGGAGCAGATCCCGGGCCCCGACACCCGCGTTATATGCGGACTGCATTTTGCTGAGATTGGACTCGTAAACTGCAATCACTGGGACCACCTCCCTTACACCCGATATTCCGCCGGAATAGCCTCCGCGATCTGCGCCAGGTTCGCCGCGATCGCCGTGTTGAGGTTCGCGATCTCAGCATCCAAGTTCTCCGGCTCCACACCCAACCCGGCCAACTCGGACAGGATGCCCTCGCGCTGTTTTTCCAAGCTTTCCTTAGTAGCCTCGGCCCGGGCCTTATCGGTCCGCATCTTCTCGATCGACTTCCGCGCCTTTTCCAGTTTTTCAGAGTAATCATTGGTCGGGGTTGTCACCACTAAACGACCTCCCTCAGTTGCATTTTTTTGGTATCCGCGCCGCAGGTCGGGCAGGTGCCCATTGCCTGCAGAATTTCCCTGTATTCACGCTGAGCAGCAGTGAATCCCCGCTCCGCATCGGTCAAAGTGAGGATGTTGGCGTTGATCCCGGTCTGCACCGTGCGCAGGTTGTTAGCCGCTGCGGCTAACCGCACCAGCGATTCCGCTCTAAATCCAGCAGCTGCCATCAGGACCTCGGCCTTGCCGATAGCCATTCCAAGAGTAGTCGCCTTACTGTCCGACTCTCCCTGCGTAAACTCGACCGCCTGTAGCCTAACTTGAAGCTCTACTAGCCGAATCCGCCGGAGATGATCTTTACCCGCCTTACTAGCCAACCAGGCCAACTCATCTACCCGCCCCGTCGCCACCAGGACGTCCTCAGCACGGCGCAACCCAGGCTCAATGACCTGTAGGTCAGCGTGTAGTTTACGTAGCCGTGACAGTGTTGAACCGTCCACCTCAGAGCCAAATAAAGACTGGTGCAGGGTCTCGGCATGCGCCGTGTTCCAAATGGTCTCGTTCGCGGTTTTCAACTGATCATCCACGCGGCCCAGTTGATCACGCAAAACGATCATCCGAGCGAGGTTGGGGATTGGATAACTGGTACTCTGAATCAGGTCGGCGGTATAATCGACGTACTTCGTTCGCTCCAGTGTCACGGCTATGGCCTGTAGCCCGCTGTCCACCTGGCCCAGCCGCCCGGCGACATCAATCAATCGCCGGTGCTTATCGGCGCTGCGTTCTGTCTTAGCCACTAGAGGCTCCGTCACGATCAGCGTCATCGACAACGTGTTGATCCGTCCCTTGACCGTCCGGATCTGTGCACCCAAGCCCTGCAGATCCGTCCTCAACCGCTCCAGACGAGCCTTCCGGACGTCGGCGGCCTTAACGTCAGCTAGCAGTGCCGACACCTTATCGATAGCCTCACCCAGTGGCTCCAGGTAGTCGTAACGACTAATCGTATCCGCGAGATCCGCGACATCCTGCCGGTATTGCTTCTCGGCCTGGTGCCGCCGATAGAGGTCGGTGCCCAACTGTTTTGAAGCGAAATCCACCTCTTCGGTCCCGGCCAGTTTGCCCAGTACCTTAGCCTTCTGTGTGGCGGGAACCGACTTGCCCAAAAACGGTCCGTCCAACTGCTCAGCCAGGTTGAGATTTAACTCCATGTCGCCGATCTGGACCGGGACGATCCCAAGGGCTTGCTGTACTTCTAGCGGCATGGTTACGCCGAAGCCCTCAAACACCAGGTCTTCTAGGCCAGGCTGGGCGATCGTGTACCGGTTAACCGATTTGCTCCGCTCCCGGATCACTGCGCGACCGTCTTTCAGGCCGATGGTTATCCGGGCCTTGGTCGCCCCGACCCGGATAAAATCCATGCCGGCAGGTTCGTTATACGCTACCCAGCGCAACGCCCGGAAAATCGCCGTCTTGCCCGAGTCCGACGGGCCGACGACCACCGTCAAATGGTCATCGGGTGCGAATTCAATCAGGGACTTTTGGTGAGACTGGAAGTTCTCGATCTCAATGGCGGTGATCAAGTTACCGCCCTCCCTTCAAAAACAGATCCATATTGTTGAGGGGATGTTGGGGACGCCACCCAAGAGGGTAGACGACGTCCCCAACGGGTGCAGAATTAAATCAGGTTTACTGGATCTTTGGGATGCAGGCCATCATCATTGACCTCGCCAACCGGTGGGACATCGACATCGCCGACCGGCGGAGCAGCGTCCTTCGTCGCCGCACTTTCCTTGGTAGCGTCGTAATCATCAGCGGTGACTTCCTGGGTCTTCAGCGCGGCCTCGAACTGCTGCTGAATTTTCGCGTACTTGAGTATCTCCAAAGGCTTTAACCTCCTGCCGAGCTTCGGCTTGATGACGGCATAGGAGAAGCCGCCGCCGGATTCCGGCACGAGCGTAAAGACGGCCTCGGCGGTAAGATCGGAAACCTTCACCGACAGGCGGTCGCGGATGTACTGGTCGAAGGCTTTCAGAGACGAAGGCGGTAGGCTGATCTGGATCGGCAGGATCGCGTCCTCGGTCATCAGTGTCACGCGGCGCATCTCCTTACACGCCTTGCCTTTGCGCTTCTTGTCGCCCTCGGTGGCGCTGCCCCACTCGTCGCATTTGCAACCGGCGCAGGACCAGGTTCTGCGGTTGCCGTGTTCGTCGGCGCGGGTCCGGCCGGTAACACAGTTCAGGCTGGAACAGAGCGGGATTTTATTCCCCTCTTCCCAGAAGCCGCGAACGGCCTGCCGGGCAATGATCACGCCCACCAGCTGGTCGTGGCTGTTACCGAACGGATCGGTGAACACACAGGCATCCTTGTTGATTTTGTAGCGGACCGGCTGAATCTTCGTGCTGTCCACTGATTTCTGCATGTCCGCATACAGAATGCATGCAAACTGGTACTGCTCGTCCTGGCTCATCCCGGCAACGTCGTGCCCGGCAAGCAACATCTTCACATCATCGGGCCGGAGCTGAATCTCCGTGTTTACAACTGCGAGATCTGGCATAGCTTATCGTTCCTCCTGTTACTGGCCGGATCCGGCCAGCAAATTAAGTTGAGCGCTTACGAGGTCCGCGGCTTTGACGTGCGCCTTGAATTCGTTGTCGAGCCCCTGCAAGTCAAACTGCGCCGCGTTGTAGTCTTCCTCAGCGCTCCGGTAATGGTTGCGAGCCTCGATATACATCGAGTCTCTGTTCATCCTCACCGCGACTTCTGCCTCGCGGGCTTCCTTGTTGGAATACCGGGCTTTCCCGTTTTCGGTCTCGCTGGCCACCATTGCGAACAAGATCGCCTTGGCCTGTTCAACCTCGGCCTTAGCGTCATCCAGCGCCCGCCGGCAACCTGATACGACGGCCTGCTGTTCACGGATCTTCGCCGGGTAGCTCGTAACGTTGTCGATCAGGCGCTGGACGCCCAGGTTCTCGGAGACTTGGAGTGCGGCGTCGCGGATCGCCGCGGTGAGTAGGATTTGGATTTGGTTCTGGACCATGGTCTGGATCACACTCCTTCACACTCTTTTAGCTTTCACCATTTAGGCATGCCTGTGCTCAGTATCTAAATCAACTCCCTTCGGTGCCGCGAATATAATCTTGAAACTCACTCTCCCTCTCATCCTTCCGCTTTCTTGAGAGCAATGATCGCTTTAGTACGCCCCCACATAGAAACGTAAGAGCATTCCCAGTAGTCGCGGGTCACATAAAGCCCACCCACAGCCGTCAAAGTCTTCCCAGTAGACCAGAATGTCAGTGAGCAACTTGCGGTCACCTCATTCCCGTATGATGTTTGATTACGCGCTGTCTCGTTGCGTTTTGCAGTAGGTCAATTCATCGCCCACCATGTACCTAATGAACCGCTCAGTGTTGATGTAATAAGCCCACTGTTCCATTTCCACTCCTACGCCGAAGGGGAATCTCCCCTGCTGCAGGCCCATCTGCAAGAAGCGAGGCGTCACATCCATAATGGCGGCTGCGTCCTTGACGCTAAGTTTCACGGGCCTCGGTCTAGTGGCCAGAAGCTCGTCCAGTGTCACCGAAGACCACCCCGCTCTAGGCGCCCTGCTGTGTCTTATTACGACACCCGGCCTCAAAAAAATTTAGCATGGGGACGCTAAACAACTGACTAAGAGTTGCCAGCTCGTCAGCATAGAATTTGGATTGACCGTTTTCTTTCTTCCGATATCCGGTCACTGACAAGCCAAGGGCCTCTGCTACTTCTTCTTGGCCCATCTTTGCATTAACCCTTGCGGCCTTGACTGATATCTGCATTGCACCGTTCCCCTCCCAGATTTCGTGTCTTATAATGACACCACTAGAATACCATTTGTTTCCCGCCGTGTCAACTATAAAAAGACACAAAAAAATATTTCTGTTGCTGGATGTGTCCTATTGTGGTTATAATAGGGCATGACCATATTTAAGGAAGGAACTAGAAAATGGCGGGTAGCAAAGCTTCACAGCGGTTTTACCTTACGGTAGGAGAGAACATAAAGAAGTTTAGGGAACTCAGAAACTATAGCCTAGAAGTTCTCGGTGACATGGTCGGCGTAAAAAAGAAGACCATCCAGCGCTACGAACGTGGCGAGATAAAGATCAGCATGAACAGATTGGCCGATATTGCCGAAGCTCTTGAGCTGGACAATGCCAAATTATTGAAGGGTACCGAGGCATTCTTAGGCATCGAGTCTAGTGATCCGAACATTATAAAGCTACCCATACTCGGTTTTGTTCCGGCTGGTGGCCCAATAATGATCGAGGAAAACCTTGAGGGTCATATGCCATTACCCAAAATGCTCATAAAAGATGAAAGGGATTTTTGTCTGAAGATCCGAGGCGACAGTATGAAGGATGTCGGGATCAATGACGGCGATCTGATTTTAGTGCATCCCCAGCCCGTAGCCGAAAACGGGCAAACCATCATAGCCCGAATTGATGGCGAGGTTACCTGTAAGAGGTTCTACAAGACTAATGGTAAGTGCCGACTGGAACCGGCAAACCAGAATTATAAACCCATTGACTGCAAAGACCTAGAAATCATCGGTATTGTGACCAAAGTCATAAAGGACATCTTTTAAGGCGGGATTGATCGTGCTGAGGAAGAAAGAGATCAAGGCAAAGAGGGATGAATTTAAGCGGCCAAACGGTTACGGCACCTGCTACAAGCTATCAGGCCGCCGCCGCAGGCCGTGGATAGCCAGGGCCACAACCGGTTGGAATGAGGATGGCAGGCAGATTTTCCAGACCATCGGTTATTTCGAGGAAGAAAAAGACTGTAGGGATGCACTTGAAATGCACCGGTTTAACCCCGTTCCGCCGAAGGCCGACATCACTCTGGGCGAACTCTACGAGGAGTGGGCCGAGGGCAAATATCAATACGTCGGCAAAGCGACAGCCGACAACTACCGTGCTGCCTGGAAGTATCTGTCCCGGTATAAGGGTGTGAAAGTGAAGGAGATCCGTACCGCGCACTTGCAGTCGGTCATAGATAAATGCCACAAAGCCAAGATGAGCAGATCAACACTGGAGAAGATCCGGATTGTCTCCGTGTCATTGCTTGGCTACGCAATTCAGAACGATATCACAAACAAGAACTACGCTGATTTCATTCGCCTGCCCAAGTCAGAGAAGGTCGAAAAGGAACGGTTCACGGACATCGAGGTTAAGAAACTGACAGATGCCGCACCGGAAAATGAATGGGTCGGTACGGTTCTGGTCATGATTTATACCGGTATGCGGATCTCGGAGATGCTCGGCCTGACCAGGTTCAACATCGATATAGATGCCGGGATAATCACGGGCGGCATAAAGACGGACGCAGGCAAGAACAGGGTGATCCCGATACATCCCAAAATACTGAAATACGTTAAACACTGGTACAACAAAGAGGGACAGGCCCTAATCTGTGAGGACGGTAAGGCTCTCTCAGCGAAGCGATACCGGGAAAAGTATTACTACCCGGCACTCGAAGCGGCCAAGGTCAGAAAGCTGACCCCACATGCTTGCCGGCACACATTCGGTAGCCTGATGGCGGCTGCCGGGGTGGCCTCCGTCTACATCCAAAAACTGATCGGCCATGCCGACTACGGCACCACTGCAAACACCTATACGCACCTGGAGATCGAGCCCCTGAGAGAGGCTATCGGGAAGATCTGAGATCGCCTGAATGCGCAACGGTAACTAACACGTAACTAACAAATAGCCCGGAAACCCTTGTGCGACGGCACCTTCCCTTTGACTCACATTCAAGAGGTCGCTGGTTCGATCCCAGCCGTGCCCACCAATAACGACAAGGGTTTCAGGGTTTTTGTAGAACCCGTTGAAATAGGGCCTTGCAAACATTTGCAAACGCGAGTGTGGG